GCGCGCCTGTCTGGTCCCTGAACCAAATCGGCTGCTTCCCATATGTCGTCTGGTTCTGGGTGTTGAACCCTTGCGGTGGCTGAATATACTGGCCGTTGTCGGCATTGTAGAGATAGCCGTTACCGATGTTCATCAGGTTTGGCTTCTTCGGCTGCTGCGCCTGCGCATATTGCTGAAGACCGACGTTGAACGCGTTGCCCAACGCCTGCCCACTCAGCTGCGAGAAGTCCTGATTGGGGAACTGCTTTGCCAGCCATGCCCGCGTGGCGTTCTCAGACTGCAAGGTCTGCGCCTGTTGGGCCTGCTGCGCCATGATCGCATTGGCATTGCCGAACTGCTCACCGACCGTATTGCCAGAGGCAAGGCCAGCAAGAGCCGCCCAGTTGAGGCTGCGAGGATCGAAAGCCATTAACCGCCCCTCAAGATCGTAGCTTCGTCGAGCTGACCCGTGATCGGGATGAGCGTGCCGTCAGGACGCTTGATGTACTTCACGCCCGGCTGCATGACGGTGCCGCCCTGCGTCATGTTCCCGAAGCCGCCGCCCATGTTCTGGAAAGCCGATGGCGTGAATGTCGGCTTGTACATTTGGCGAAGCTGATCAGCGAATGCACCGGGGTTTCCCCCGAAACCCTGAGCGAGCTGGTGGGCAAGCATGCCACGCTGACCCGGAAGGAAAGCGCCGAGAAGACCGCCACCACCACCGCCTTGGTTCTGGCGCGGGTCGTTCTTCGGGTCGCGCATGATCATGCCGCTGTCGTCTGGGTGAAACGGGCGCATCACGACCTCACTTCAAAAGTCCGAGGAGGCCATTGCTGGCCATCGGGTTTGTGCCGAAGAGGAAATTGCCGGCCGTACCCGCAAGACCAAGGCCTTGAAGGAACGGAGATGGACCCGGGGCTGTAGCAGTCGAGGTGCCGTAACTGCCCGTCCCGGAGCCAACGGCCAGGAGCTTCTGGATATTCTCCCATGGCAGGTTTTGCACGCGTGCCCGATCGTCAAGCTGGCGGCGCATAAGGTCTTCATAGGACGAGCCCACGCCGATCTTTGCCTGTGCCGGCGCCTGTAGGCCCTGGAAGGCAGAGAGCATGTTGCCCTGCCCTGCCTGCGCCGCGTTGAACAGATTGGAATTGGCAGCATCGCGACGACCGAGCCACGAATTGTAGTCGTTCATGCGGAATTGGCTGGACTGGTCGCCGATATCCTGCGCCAGACGGCCCTGATGCAGCCCGGAACCATACCGCCCGGCTGATGCGGCATTCAGGTTGACGTTGTTGCGGGTATCCCTGAGAATGCTGTCCAGAACGCCCTGTGAGCCCGGATTGGCATTGAAGTCATAGGACGAATTCGCCGTGTTTTGCCAGTTGTTCAGCGCGCCGAGTTGCTGGTCGTTGAAGCCACCGTTTCCAATGATGTTCTGCAGATTGCCGGAGAGGCCATTGGTGCCGGAATTGGCATTGGCCGCATTCATGATGTCCTTGAACCCGCCCTGCGTCTGGCGCGAGAACGGGACGACCATGGAAAACGGCTTCTGGGGCTGACTGTAGAGAGACTGCGCGTCCCTGATCGCACCGCGAAACAGGTTGGCTTGCGGCCCCCACGGTCGGGACTGGGTCTGAGTTGTGGTTTCACCGTCCAAGGGCTAAACCTCCGCTAGAAAGGATTGGCGGACCGTCTTGAATACGTCCGGAAGATGTCGGTCGAACATTGCCGTCCATTCTGGCCGGCCGGTTGCGCTGATCGCTGTTGCGCCGCCCGATCTGGCCATCGTTGCAGCAACATCAAACAAAGGGCGGATCCAATCGCGCATGCCGGATCCGGCAAGGGCAACGCAGGTGAAAATGTCCCGCCCGTAGCCTCTCTGAAACTGCCAGATCGATGCGCCCTTTATTGCCGTTTCATCATGGGCGATGAGCAGGTACGCATTACCGGACCTGCACATTTGCCAGAGTTCGCCAAGACTGAGATATCCCGGCGCCCTATCGAAGACCTTGGCCAGCATGGGCGACACCACGGGCCAGATGTTATCGACCTCTTGAACAGGCGTGAGCGTGATGTTCACTTTGCCCCGGCGTCGATCGTAAGCTGTTCGACAAGGACCGCAGACACCCAGAACACATCGGCCGTGTCTGCCTCAACCGTGATGGATTCGCCCTGCTTCAGAGGCCGGGGATATTCCGTGATCTGATAGACCGGCTCGCTCAGCGTTGCCGCGTTGAGCAGGATCATCTTGACCGTGGACCCGCTCTTGATCCTGATCGTCAGGACCGCTGATGAACTGGCGCTGACATAGATCGTCTCGATCAATCGTCCCGTCTTGTTCGTGCCGGCGGGAACCAGTTCCAGTTCGCTGGTCGCATCAACCTTGAGATCAAAGACGAGGTTCTTGCCCGGAGCCGTGGTAAACGTGGTCATGCGCCACCGGACGGAACGGCTTCGATCTCGAATTCATTGAATGTAGACCAGTCCTCGCCTTCCGGGATTTCGAAAAGCACGCGATGGACCTGACCGTCACCCCTCAAGCTGAGAAACCGGCTCCTTGTCGTCGGCGATACCGGGCTTTTGGCCAGAAACTCCGCACCGCGATAATTCGCGCTCGAGAGCTGGGCCGTGAAATTCACCGCATCCGTTACCGCTCGCCCGCCATTGACGAAGGAACGTTTCATGCCGTTGAAGGTTATGTCGTTCGTCGCAATCCGTGCCGCCAACGCTTCCCCGTTCATGAACGCAAGGAAGCCGTCCGAGGTCATGCCGGCAAGATCAGGCGCCCCGCCGTCCCAGAAGGACGAGTCATAGGGAACGTTAATATCGTCGATGGTGGCGAAGAAATTGTCCATCTGATCAATGGTCACGCCGTAGGTTTCAGCCTGGAACATGTCCGCGAGATCTGCGTCGCTCTTGGTCCATTGGTCCAGCTGCCACTGATAGCCGAGGAGCACAGGCGTCGAACTCGAATCCAGATAGCGGAACCAGACCGTCTTGCGCCTGAAATCCGTTCCCGTGATCATTGTCAGGCGCGCGGAATAATCCACGGTCTCCTGAAACCACGGGTCGATGCGCTCAGCCCCGATCGGCGTTTGCCCAATGCCCCGGAAGAACCCGTCCTGCGCGTAGAAGACAAAATCGTCCTGCCCGAGAGCCCGGATGGAATAGGGAGCGATGCAGCCGCGATAATTGGTGACGATGGTGCGCGTGAAGACCAAGCCAGAATCCGGCGCAAAGCTCATGAGGTGGATGCTTTCGCGCATCATGGCTACGAAGCCGGTAGAAACCGCGATAATGCCAGTCACTACCCCGCCTTCCGGGATAGGCTGCATGTCCGAATTGCCAATGCCTGCCTCGTTCGAGGTGAAATCCTCTGGCGCGCTCCACTGCACCGCAGTCTCATCATCGACAAGGCAGCCGCGAATGACGAAAGGCCCGAATACACCGATATAGGCACAGCGCGGCGCCGTCGCGTTATCCGAGAAGGCACTATCCGTGATGATATCGTATTGTTGTTCAGGGTCGGAGAAGTTCTGAGCAAGGATCGTCGTGCCAAACAGCGCAAAGGACCAGCGCTTGTCTACACCCACGCTATAAGGTGCCGATGGGCCGGAAATCTCTTCCCACGTACTGTCTGCTGCAAGGCGCCATAGACCTGTCTGCGTGCCAACGACAATGACCTGCGTGCCATCCGCCGTCTTGACGTAGATGCCGCCCAATGTGCCGGGTAGATTGACCTCACCCGTCAATGCAGCGCCGCCGGGGCCGGTAATCAGGACTTCGTCATCCTCGGTTCCAAGCACCGCGTCGTCACCAGCATCTGTCAGCACTTCGAATGCCGGAACGAAGGCTTTCGGCCCCGGAAGAGGCTTGTACCCATCCGCAGCCGGCAGGACGTTCAGAACGTCGTCCGTGACCGCAGAGTTATAGCGCGCCCTGCCTGGTTCGAACTTGGGGACCGGGAGCGTTGGCATCAGGCGATTACCATGCCTCTGGGGCGCATTGGCGCGTAACCAAAGGTGCCGACCACGTCAGACGCCGCGATACCTTCCATGACAGCGCGAGCCATCGATGCATGCGTCTGGATCTGGTCGTTGTCCTTACGATAGATCCCGAGATGGTAGAGCGCGGTGTGAAGATATAGGTTCGAATGCTTCTCCAGCACCCAATTGGTGTCGGCGTCCGCCTCAAGCTCGGGTATTTTCTGGTAGTAGACGAGCGAAACGTTCGAGGAATTGGCGGGGTAGAGCGTGAGCTGATTGCCAACCACCGTGAATGAATTCGACAGGCCAGCCCAATTGTTACCGTATAGAGACACCGCATCGTCAGGCGAAACATAGCTCAAGAGCCGGGGGCTCGCCGTGTTGAGCGTCACAGACCGAAACTGAAGGTAATCATCGGGCAGAGTGGCAACGGACGAAGAAGGCGTCAGACTGACGGTCGCCACCATATCTCGCGTACGCAACGGTGCAATATCGGCCGAGCCATAGTTGAACGTGTGCGTGGCAAACTGCACGAACTCATTCGCAGCTTCGTCGGTGATATCGTTGTTGTCTGCCCAATCCAGAAACCGGGTGCGCAGCGAGGCAAGGTCAGTGATCGCCATCAGATCTTACCTCGGAAATTGCGGTATGGCCGGCCGGCTTCGCTGTTGAGCCACCATTTCATATGGTCCCGGTCGCCTTCGATCTGCTTTTGAACGATCTGGTGTTCCGGGCTGTAAAAGACATTGAGCGGGATGCGCGCCACAACGCGACCGTCGCCGAACGTCTTTCCATAGGAGTCAGCGTGTTCCTCGGCATTGAGCTTGAGGATCTCATCCGATCCAAGGTGCTCGGTCTTGGTTGCCCAGCACCCGTCAGCGACCTGGCAGATATACCGGCGATACGTGTCTGTCTCTTCAAACAGTCGCCACGCATCGTCCGGTATGTTCTTCAGCTTTTCCTGATCACTTGATCGGATCATTGCGTTCGCCGATTTTCAGGGCGATGACACGCTTTGCCTCTTCGACCGGGAGAAGCACGTCAACTCCAGCCTGGACGCCAAGCGCCTTTTCTTCCTCGGTGGCCGATCGATATGGCTTGCCGTTCTCCGGGTCGGGCTGGCCGATCTCGAAGTCGCCGATAGGCCGGTATTTCTTGAGCAGACGCACGGGGAAGAGCTTTTCCTTCTTGTCGCGCTTCTTCACGTCATCGTCGATCACATCAGCCGATGCCTGAACTTCAAGTTCGGTCTGCTGACGCGGGGCAGCCGGATCAGGGCCAAGAGCCGGCAAGATGCGCGGTTCATCGCTCGGGGGCTGGGGAATTTCCGTACGTGTGCCGGATGCATTTGCCATTTCATTCTCCTTTTGGGGTTATCGCCCGCATAGAAAAAGGGAGGCCCGAAGACCTCCCTCACTGTCGATGTTGCCAGGATCAAACGGCCGCAGAGAACGGCGTGACTTCGGTGCCGGTGCCAGAGAGCACAAGTCGAACGGACCAGATGCCGGCCTGCACGTCAGTCAGTTCGATACGGTCGCCATAGATACCGCCCTTGGTAGAGCCGTTCAGGGTGATCGTATCCGAGCTTGCTGCCGTCTCAAAGGCGACGATGGTGTCGCCACCATCCTGCGCCATGAGGCAGACGCCGGTCATCACGTCGGTCGAGTTGGCAACCTGGATGATCAGGTTGTTCGATGTGATGGTCGTGCCGACGATGATCTCGAAGCGGGCGCCGTTTCCGGTGGACGCCGGGAGAGTCATCGTAATGCCGGCCGCACGATTGGCGACGATCGGCGCTTCAGACTGCCAGTTCGCCTTGAGCGACAGGGTCGAAGCAGTGATGGACATAGGCTCCATAAGCATGGTCTGTCTCCTTACGAGCTGGAAGTCATGCCGAAGATGTCAGCGATGACACCCTGAGCTGCTTCGTTGTCCCACAGAAGGCACCACTCGGTGAGAATGACCTTCTTGGTGTTGTCGCCGGTCTTGGCCGGGGTCTCGATCTTCTCGGAGCGCAGGAAGCCCTGCGCGAGCTTGTCAGGCTCCAGGAGGAACGCGTTACGGGCGACCGATGCGCCGGCACGGGCCATCTGACGGTTTGGAACCACATTGATGGTGCCGAAGTCCGACAGATAGGTTTCCGCAGCGGCCACGATGGTGGTCTGCGAGCGCTTCGGGGTCTCGTAACGCTGCGGAGCGACATTGGCGTCGCTCATGAACGACGAGAACACCGTCTTCGCATATGGTGAGACCATGAGCATCGTTGGATTGCCGCCGGCCGTGTAGACAGCGGAAATGTCCTGGTCGAGAAGAGCCTTGGTCAGCGCACGCTGCGTGCCGTTGGTAGCAGCATCGACAATGCCAGTGCTGGTATTGAAGCCGCCCGAAGCACCACCAGAGCCAAGAAGGTCGTTGGTGGCAATGATGGCACGAAGACCCGCCGTCTTGCGGTTGGACGCCGCATTGGCAGCACCGGCAGACGATGCCTGGTTGGACAGCGCGATAACCTCGCGGTCGATGCGCAGTTCAACGCCCTTCTTGCGCACCTCACGGGCCACTTCGGACTCACGACCGGCCTTCTTGACCTCTTCGAGCGTACCGGAAATCACGATGCGCTTGTCGGAGATCTGGCAATAGGTGCCGACGCGGCTGGTCGGAGTGATCGCCTGATAGTTCCACTCGTTGCCTTCAGGCTGGTTGTTGTCCGTGTCCGGCGTCGCGAGTGCATCGTTCTGCCATTCCGGGTGCGTACCGTCCACCGAGCGGCGGCCGATCGCGGAGAGGAAAGGGGTTTCCTCGGGGGTGATCATGGCGATCACGTTGGAGAGAGTCTCACGAATGCCAACGGCATTGAAAGTCTCGAAGGTATTGGCTGCCTGAGCCATGGGATGGTCTCCTTATAGGAACAGTTTCGCGATCACCTGTTCGGCGTCGCGGTTCGAGCCTGTCTGGCGGAGACGATCGAGTGCGTTAGAGCCATCCCGTTGCGCGGGCGCCTGCTGTGACATGCGCTGTTGTGGCGGGATGCGGGGAGCGGGGCGCTGTTGCTGCTGAACGGCCGGGGCTTGTCCCTGTCCCTTCTTGGCGACGGCGCGTTGCCATTTGGCAGCGTCGTTGAGTACGCGGAGAAACCGATGGTCGACAACCTGGGACAATTCCTGCCCCGTGATGCCATAGACCGCTTCCGCCATTGAGGCCGTGTCTGCTGCCCATTGCCTCGCCTTTTCGGGCGACTTGAGCAGAGGGATGGCCTCAGCCAGTTTTGTCATCTCGGCTTCGAGCCGGCGCCCGCTTTCCTCGGCCGACATCGTGGCCTTGGTGCGGTGTTCCTGCTCAACGCTCTGATAGAACTGGTTGTATTCCGTCACCCGCTGCTGATATTCAGCCTGATCCTGCATGTACTTGTAGGGGTCAGTCTGAAGAAGCTGGGGATCAGGAGGACGCGGGACGTTCTTTTTCGCCCACGCATCAATGAACCGACGCTGGTTCTCTATTGCAGTCGAAAGTTCCGCAAGCTGACGGTCCTTGTCCTCAACGCCTTTGCGCTGAGCGGCAAGTTCTTCCGTCTTCTTGGAGTAATCGCGCTGGAAGAGATTGTTGCGCTTGAGTTCCGCAATGCTGATCACAGAGCCGTCTTCGAGCGTGACTTTCGCATCATCCGATGCAAAACGGCCACCCTTGAATTCAGGCTCCTGCGGGGCATCGCCTCCCTCGCCATCAATATCATCGTCGCCGATTACAATGCCGTCGTCATCGTCCCCATCGGGGCCGCTGTCGACAGGCGTATCAGGCTTCTGCTCAGGCTGACCAGCTGCGAGATCCGTTCCCAGGTCGCCGCCGATAAGATTTGCAATTGCCTCATCCCCTTGCGTCAGTGACAAGGGGGAATCATCAACGGGCCCGGCGGGTGCCAGGAGATCGTTATCAGACATTTTCGTGGGTTCCTTTTAGGAGAATATCCCGGAGATCAAGTAATCTTGGGCCGGGCAGTCACTGCTTTGTGCAGGTCCATCTTGATGGCCAGTTGCACAAGCAATCCGTGGCAGAGCTTCACGCTCTCCTGCGCTTGAATGACATCGCGCATATTTGATGGGTCAGCATTGATCAGACGCTGCAAGGCTTCATCGGTCAGTGCCTTGATCGCGTCCCGAAACACGTCGTCTTCAATGAGACGCTGCGCATTGCGGCTATCACGTGCGATCTTTTCCAGTTCTTCCTCGGTCAACCGGGCTTACCTCCGGGCCTGACGTTGCTAGACTTGGCCCTTGCTTCGGCTTCCTGCGCCTTGATATGAAGCCCGGCCGCTGCCTGCTCCTTCTGCAACTGGAATTCGGCTTCCCATTGCTGCTGAGCCATGGCCAGTTCCGCGTTCAACTGTTGCCGCTTCAGTTCCAGCTCGGCCGCAAGCTGCTCACGCTTCAGCTGGAATTCCATGTTCATTTTCTGGATTTCAAGCTGGTTGTCGGCCTGCGTCTTCTGCACATCTAGCTGCATCTGCTGCTGTGACTGCTGGGCCTTCATCTGCATGTCGGCCTGCTTGACCTGCATATCCGCATCGATCTTGGCCTGCGCCGCCTTCTCTTCGGGGCTCGGCTGGCCCTTCATCTGCTCTGCCTGATCGATAAGCTCCTGAACGCGCTGCTCATCGAAATCCGGGAAATAGTCTGACGAATTCCTGAGCCCGGCCGCTTCCGCGATCTTCTGTGCCGACTTGGTGATCTTCGGGATAAGCTCGATCGCCTCCCTCGTCATCCCACCCTGCGCAAACGTGATGGCCATCTCCTTCTGTAGGCCGTTCACCTGTTGCATGATCATGACATCGCGCTCTCGGGAGCCTGTGCCCAAGCCCACGTCAACGATCGCGTCCATGTCCGCATTCCACGCGCGCGGGTCCATCTCGACCCACTCGTCACGAAGCCGGATCGTTCTTGGCCTGTCCTGATTCTTGACGATGATGCGCAGCGACTTCGCGAAAACATCCTTCCAGCCGCCATATTCGGACTGGTTGCGCGAAATCAATTCCGTCTTGGAATAGGCCGCGTCCTTCATGTTGTTCGATGCGGTCGCTGACTGGTTCTGCAGCGTATCGGCATCAAGAGACAGGCTCTCGGACGAAAGACCGGTGCGCATCTTCAGCACTTGGTCGAAATGGCCCATGACCAGCAACGCCTTGTCGGCGATGAAAGGGGTCACGTTCCAATTGATCGGCGTAGCACCTTTCGTGCGGAAGATCGGCACGCCCAGGCCAGGATTGACCAGAGCATCGATGTTCAGGACCGTATTTGCTTCGACCTCTGGCTGAGGCAGATTGGACAGATACAGGTTGTCGATCATCTGGCGACCGACGACCGTCTTGAACTTCATCACGTCCATCGTGTCGTCCGCGATGCTCTCGCTCTCGAACCGATGCGGGATTGGGTTGCACGGGATCTTGGAATAGGGAGTTTCGTCTTCCCACTCTTCCCAATCGAGGATTTCCGCTCCCGATGCATTGCCGGCATACATGACGCGCACGACCTCAGCCATGCCGTCATTGTCTACATCCATCTTGATGTAGCATTCGTACAGGTCGACACGCTCCATGGACCTGTCGCCGACTGACACGAAGCCACTCGTAAGGCTTCGGCGTGCCATTTCTTCCGGCGATGTATCGATGACACTGAACGAAGCGATCGCATCGACACGATCACGCGAGAAGCCCATGGAGATCAGGTCTGACCGCGTTACGTTGATCGCACGCTCGGCCTGGAACCGCCAATTGGTCTTGAGATCAAGCGCGTCCTCATTGACGAGGAAGTTTTCAGGCGCCAACGTCTCGTAGCAAAGCCTGCCCTGCTCCGTCGTGCGCTTGATCTTTATGTCATAGAGCGTGACGGGCTCATAAACCGGCTGCCCCATCTCGTCTATGCCAACCTGCAACTGCTCTTCGTAAGGATCCGAGCGCTCGATTTCTTCCGTCTTCGTGCGCTTGTCCTCGTCGAACATCAGGACTGCAATTTGTTCTTCCGTCACGCCCGTGTGGAAGTAGTTGCGAACGCGCTTCTTCTTGTCCCAATATTGCTTGACGATCGCGTCTTTGTTCGTCAGCGAATCCCATTCGGCATCATAGAGGATCTGATAGCCGGGGTTATCACGCATGAAACAGTAGTTGATGTAGTCGGACGCCTGCTTTGCGCCATCCTCGTCGCCCGGCTCTTCCGGCTCGTATTTGACGATCTGGTCAGAGGCCGTGAAGATGCGCATGAGACCGGGAAGCGCCTGCCCGATGACAGCCGACACATCCTTACTGGTGTACTTCGAGCGGCCATCCATAGCAGGAACATCGGACACGATGCCCTTGTAATACTCGATCGCGCGTTCACGGTCTGGCGTGAGTTCGCTCGCGGCATAGTTCTCTGAGGCGGAAATCTCCTGCTGGATAATAGCGCGGAGTTCGCCCTCGTCGATCTTCTTGCGTGCCATCAATTCGGGTCCGTCAGGTCCACGATCTTGTAGGCGATGATTTCATAACCATGGGCACACACCGAATGAGACCAGCCGTCAACATGCTGGGGAATGTTGGTCGTGTATTCCGAGTTATCACGCAGACGAGCGTGGATCTCGGTATTGTCAGGGACAGGGCAAGAGCCGCCGGCCCAGTCGATCCATTCACCTTGCATCAGGCAGGCACCGTGAATTCATCACGCTCTGCAATGCGGCGTATCTCAAACGGCAAGCTCTTGTCGGCCATGATCATACGCTTGGCCACGTCGGGGCGATAAGCAATGATGAACGGCGCAGGCCGCAAGCCCCAATCACATATCTTGCCGTTCTCGCCGTGTATGCCGCCAATGATGTTTTGAGCTGTCATGCTACCCACCTGCGATTGACGACGACTGTCTGCGGCTTCATCTGTGGCTCGTGCACGATGGCAATCAGGCCAAATGCATCTGCGCCATGGCTGGCCCAATCGTGCTCAGGTCCAAGACCGATGTTGCGCTGATCGTCTTTCTTCTCGTGATACCAGCCCAATGCGGCACGACCTGCGTCCGTCGTGGCTTCATTGAAGCGCATGGACGGGAACAGGCGCCTGGCTGCCTCGATACGGGCAGAAGCAGCGCCACGGCCCTGATTGGGCACAACCGTCACCTCGTAGCCTGCATCTCTCAGCGCGCTCTCATACGAGACAGCATGCACCTTGTCGTGCGTTGCGCCATCATGAGGCAGTACGAACTGGGCAACGGCCGGCGTATAGCCCTGAGTTCGGCACCATGCGAGATGCGTGCCGAGCGGCTGGCCTACTGCTTCGTAGTAGTTAAGGATACGCACCTCTGTACCAACGAATTGGACCGCCCAAAGAGCAAACGCGTCCGCTCTTGCGCCTGTACCGCCGATATCGCATACCAGACGGATAGGCAGGAGAGGATCAGCAGCAACAAATCCAATTCTGCCTTCTGCTTTAGCGGCGATGAGAGATTGAGCATAATAGGCCCCCTCGGCAATCGTGAGATAGCCGCCCTCCCAGATATGATCGTACTGGTCAGGCTGGATACGGATGCAGTCCTTGCGCTCCTGCTCGAGCACGTCATTGAACCACGGGTTATCCCGCCAGTTCGCTTGAACGACGATAGCACCGCTTGGCTTCTCGGGCCCGCGCAGCATCACGTCGACTGGATCAGTCTTGAGCCTTGCGTTCCAGCTCCACCAAAGCTCGGAGCCGGCAGAGCGCATTGTCGGTGTCAGCAGATTGATCGATCGCTTAGATGCTGACTGCGCCTCTTCCCACCATGCACGCTTGAAGTTCTCAAGTGACTTGACCGATTCAGCCGTGTAGTCCTGCATGCCCTTGAAGATGATGATCCCATCCTTGGGCGTCTCGATCACATCCTTGAAGACCCTGAAGCCATCAGCCTCGCCAAGCCCGAATGCGGTTAGCTTATCCTCGATCAGCAGCTTGGATGATTGGCTGAGATCCTTCTGCACCTCACGAATGCAAACCGCTCTCAAGCCCTCACCGGATATGCCTGGCTCGGCAAGAGCATCCTCGATCATCAAGCCGCCGAAGAAATGGCTCTTACCGCTACCTCTACCACCCCATGCTCCTTTGTGTCTTGCCGGCTGCAACAGCGGCTGAAACACTCGGGCTGTCTCAATCTCCAGTGTTCTTGGCATCTACTATCTTGCGGGTGATGGCATGGACGAAATGCAATGGGTTTTCCTCATCGCCGATGACCGCCTGTGGCACCTTGCCGTCCAATCGATCGGCGACTTCCTTGATGGCTGCGATATCACCGTCTACTGCCTTGTTGACCAGAGCATCGGCAATGTCGCGCAGCTTGTTGGAGCCCGGCTGCTTGCCTGCTTCGTTAATGGCAATGTTGAGCATGGCAGCGAAGGATTTTGCGCCTTTGGGACGACCAACCATTTCCAGCTATTCTTTGCTTGTTAAGCCGTTGAGAAAATTATTCTCACGCATGTTGTATCAGCCCCGTTTAAGGCGACACTTTGTGGAATGATTTTCTAGTACAGCGCCACCATATTGGTCGCGGTCGTGCTCGTGCTGTTGACTCGACGGGCGCGAATGGGAAGGATTGTGCCGGCCGGAACGCTCGAAAACGTCACGGGGTTGTTGTCCTTGTCCACGGCCACAAGATCACCGGCGCCCCCGACATAAATGCCGCGCGTCAGAAAGCCACTGAAATCCGTGGTGTCGTCCTTGGTGATCGCGGCAAAGTTCAATGCAGGGGCAAGGATGTTGTTGTCCTTGAATCCGTGCTTCTGGTCAGCGACTGCCATTGCCTTCTCCTAGTCCAGATACCCAGCAACAAGCTGAGTTTTCGCCCGCTCGAGCAACATAAGGGTTTCGGCGCGACCATCTGTTGATGCGCACTGCAGTTCGCCGTTACTGTCGATGTATATGACGGAAATTGACTGCATTTCTGCCGGCTTCAAATTGGTCACAATGCGATGTGGATCCAGCTTTGCACCGTCACCAACAACCGCAGGGCGGAATTCATGGACGGTCATTGCCTTCTCCTGGGATGAGAAAAATCGGGCTTATGAAAGCCAAATCGCCGTGGGGCTGGTGTAGCCCGTCTGGCTTGTCGCCCAGAGCCCATATGGGCAAGCTGCATTACCGCAGGTATCTCCGGGCTTGCATGAGCATTTGCGCTCGCCTGGCAACGGAAGCAGCCAGTCGTTTGTGAGCTTTGGCCATGAACCGATCCGCTCATTAGCCGGCGCGAACTTCAAAAGGTCCGAGTATCTGTATTTGGCAAACTTTCGCGTCACCTTGCCAATCTTGCAGTGCCGCTTGACCTCGTTTCTGAGGTTCTCGAAGCGATGGTCTTCATACTGCTGGTCGTGGACCACAGTGTAGCTCATGAGCTTGCCTCGGAATGAGAAAAGCCCATGCGGTTAAGCACGGGCTGGGTGATTATCTGGCAATATCTCTCAAAGGCCCGCTACATGGCTAGCCTGAGCACAGGCCGGGACGTGTCCTCTGTCGCCTGCAAATCGATTGATCGGGATACTATATCGTTTCGGAGGCGAAATCAATATCAGATTGTGGCTACCCTCTCGGGCGACGGACATCCTTCGCCTCGAGCATGAAGTGCGCTTCGGCGTGGTCCTTCCTGCGCCCATCATGGATTTCGAACCCGTAGCGCAGGCAGTCAGTCATGTTGTTCCATGAGCCCATCAGGTAAAGCCCACCATTTTTCGGATGGATCGAGCCTTGGAACCCCATCACGTCCTGATGGGTGTGCGTCCAGTACCCCCTTGCCGGGATAATGTTGATCCCGCCTGCCTCAACGGTCTGTCCGATCATCTCGGACAGAAGGGGCGCGAGCTTCCGCGCCAGCCTTTCGGCGGTTGCTGACATTACGCCGCCTCCAATTCGAGCTCGGCGATATCGAGCACGTCATGCCATGCGCGGTAGATCATCATGCCGTCCTTGTATCCCATCTTGTCCATCTCCCGGCCGTAATGGGCTTCAAGCGCCATGAGGGAGAGCGCCATCTTCTTGCGCGGCATCACGAGGAGGCTCTTGAGGGTATTTACCGTCTTAACTTCGAGCTCGTTAC